CATCAACATCGACGAGGGCATGCTCCCCAGTGCGGTTAATAACTCCCTTCGGGAGCTAATGACGCATCAGAAAGAGGCGTTTGGCTCTGGCACACCGCTGTATGTCGATCAGACAAACAACCGGGTGGGCATCGGGACGACTAGTCCTAATGCGCCACTGGACACTGTTTCTAACGTAAACGCCGTTGCAATGAGGGTACGAGCAAGGTCAACAGACGAATTTGGTTTGATTGAGTTTGTAGAAAATGACGGCTCTACCGCACACGCCTACATTGGAACACCCGCCGCAGACACGCTTGCGTTTTACTCAAACGGTTTCAATGAACGTATGCGTATCGACAGCAGCGGCAAGGTGGGCATTGGGACGAGTAGTCCAAGCGGAGGTGTCCAAGTAGATGTGCGTGGCAGTGGTGTTTTACAGCTAGTAAGCACAGACGTTGTTCAGCTTATTGCAGGCAATGGCGGAAGCACGTTTAAGAATGTGTCTAACAGCCCGCTGATATTCGGCACCAACAATACGGAAAGGGCTAGGATTTCCAACACGGGACAGGTGTTTTTATCAAAAACGTCGGCTGGAGATTACACCAGCGGCTTTGAGTGGCAGGGCAATAACGGCGCATTGGTTCTTTACAGAAACTCTGGCGTTACGATGCTTGTAGGTCGTAACGACAATGGTGAAGCAATTCGTTTTAACAGAGGCACATCTGACGTTGGCTCCATTGACGTGACTGCATCAGCGACAAGCTACAACACATCGTCCGACTACCGCCTCAAAGAAAATGTAGCTGACCTTACAGGCGCAATCACTCGTGTGAAGGCACTGGCACCCAAGCGGTTCAATTTTATTGTAGACCCTGACACAACAGTCGATGGCTTCCTCGCACACGAGGCACAGACTGTTGTGCCGGAGGCCGTTACCGGCACACACAATGAAACCCGCGCCGTCACCAATGCGGTGCTTGCATCTGATGGCGGATTGCTTGCAGAAAATGTCACGCAAGCCGATTGGACCGCTGGCAAATTGCCTACAACAGACGAGGATGGCAACGCTGTCGCGGCTATCTACCCGTCCGACAGCACTTGGTCAGCCAGCCACACTGAGCCTGTTATGCAGGGCATCGACCAGAGCAAGCTTGTGCCGCTGCTCACCGGCGCACTGCAAGAAGCGATTGCGAAGATCGAAAGTCTGGAAACACGGATCGCAGCGCTGGAGGCATAATTGGCCGAGGAACAGAAAATCGCCTTAGACATAGCGGCTGGCACTGGCACCGTCGCCGCGTATCTTGAGATGGCACCGGATGTCGTGGCGGTTTTCACGGGCGTGTATGTTCTTGTGCGCTTGTGGGAGACGCAGACAGTGAAACGGCTCACAGGGCGCGAGTGATGTGGATTTTCTGCATGTTTTCGTCCTGTATGTTTTTCTGGAAGGGGAGCGCGTAGGACCGCGCGATATGTATTGGCACAGCGTCGATGATTGCGTGTATTTCGCGCAACGTCTGGCGAAGCAAGGGAAGCAGATCACAAGTTATTGCCTGCCGGCAAAAATCGCACAAGACAGCACAAAGGTGTACTGATGGTCGCGATACCGATGATTGATCTGATACAAGTCGGCATGTTGCTGGCGATACTTGTTTTGATTACGAGGCGCTGATGCTTGCCGAGCTGGCCGCAGCCAATGCGGCATTCGCTGTCATTAAGACGACCATCCAGAATGGCCGGGAGTTAGCCTCGGCCGGCAAGGCTCTGTCGGATTTTGTATCAGCCAAAGACGAATTATCCAGACGCGGCAACCAAAAACGCGTTCGGGGCGTCGGCGGCAGTGATCTTGAGGAGTTTTTGGCGCTTGAGCAAATCCGCCAAAAAGAACAACAGCTCAAGGAGCTTATGATCTACGCAGGCCGGCCCGGTCTTTGGCGAGATTATGAGAGGTTTTGCGAACAAGCGAAGGATGGCCGCGCAGCCGCAAAGAGGGCCGCTGAGAGGCGTCGAGCAGATCTGCTTGAAAAGCTAGGTCTCGGCGCGGTGGGGCTGTTCCTAGCGGCTTGTGTGGGCGCTATGGCCTACGTTGTCCTGATCCTGAAAGATACAGCGAGGTGACGTGACCGGATCAGCCACAACGACGGGCTTGATGGGGGAGCATCTCGCCGCAGCGGCAATCATCGATCTCGGATATCGGGCTGTCCCGTGTCCGCAAGATGGCATTGATTTGCTGGCATTTCGCGAAAACATTTTTATGAGGGTACAGGTAAAAAGCGCCCGATTGCGCAAACAAAGGGATCGCGGGGCTTTGACATATCATCATCAACTAGGATCGGGGCGGCAAAAGAAAACCCGGCCAAATCCCAACACCTTTGATATACTCGCCCGCGTTGCTATAGATTGCCGGCGGGTTTGGTTTACGGCGGCCTATTCGGTCAGTAAACTGTCGGAACGGCGAAGCCCAGAATTTTACGCGCAGCCAGATTTAGAGTTTCAAAGCTGGCATCGGGCGGTGCAAACAGTTTTAGAGAGGCGGGATGATGGATTGGTCCCAATATGCCAATTTTAGCGAGGCTGAGTTCAGGTGCAGTCAGACCGGCGAATGCAAGATGCAGCCGGATTTTATGCGCCGTCTGCAAGCGTTGCGCGAGGATTATGGCAAGCCACTGGCGATCACTAGCGGCTATCGCAGCCCACAACACAGCATCGAAGCCAGCAAGGCACAGCCCGGTGTCCATACGCGCGGGCTTGCTTGTGACGTCGCCGTATCGGGATCAGAGGCGTATGAGGTCCTGGCACTTGCGCTGAAACACGGTTTCACAGGCATTGGCGTGGCGCAAAAGGGATCGGGGCGTTTTCTGCATCTTGATACCTTCAAGGGCGGGCCTCGGCCTAACGTGTGGTCGTATTGATGAAGTGGCTTTTGTTATTGGTGGTCGCTGTTGACGGCGAAATCTCGGTGCAAGTGCTGAGCGATCATCAAACGATGGCAGGGTGCCACGTCGCAGGCACGCGCATCCATTGGGAGGAACGAATGCCCGTGAATAAAGAGATGTTGTGTTTCGCAACCGATATTGAGGTGGAATGATGCTCGGAGTGATTGCAAAAATACTCGGATCAGGTGACGTCGTGAAACAGGGAATGAACCTGATCGACGACATGCACACAAGCACAGAGGAGGAGGTCGCCGCAAAAGGCAAAGCAAAGACCGATCTTCTGGCGGCTTATGCGCCTTTCAAAATAGCGCAACGATATCTGGCGCTGATGTTTGGGGCAACATTTCTCGGCAGCTATGTCCTTGTCCTGTCGATGACGATCAGCGGATATGGCGATCCGGACGCGGTGACGAAAGTGATGGAGCAATTCAGCATCAATTATGCAATGCTCATCATTCTCGGCTTTTACTTTGGCGGCGGTGTCGTTGACAGCTTCAAAGGTTTGAAGAAATAAAAAACTCCCGGCCGTCAAAGCCGGGAGCCTACCGGGCAACCGATCTTAGCCCGATATTACGAAAGCCTCCAAACGCGATATCTGTCATCGATTTTGCGCGTGGCGTATTTCATACGCCTGTAACGCAGCGCGTCGGCGAAGCGTTTAGCGTCCTGTTGCGTTTCAAAATCGACACAATCACCAATCGAAAGACGATTGATTTGATGCGTTTGCTTTGTCAGACGCCGGATCGGCGGGATTTCTCTGTCTGTTTCGATTAGTCTCGGCAAGATATCGCTCCCATCTCTTAACGTGGCATGTGTGATGAAGCAGATCGCCGTTGCCATCTGCGATCCAATCGCTGTTGTTGAGGTCCAGCGTTTCGCCGCAGTAATGGCAGGGATGAGGGCGTGGCCGTCGTTTGATCTGCTTTTTCTGGCGCATCACAGAGTACCGCGTGGCAGCTCCCGCATTGAACGGTCAGCTTTCCGGGCCAGATCCGACCGCGTGTTGGCTGACCGCAAAAGTCGCACGAAACGTAGCGCGAGTAATGACGCCGGAACGGCAATTCAGAATGGCACTTCATCTTGCTCTAGACCATTGGTGACAGGCTGTTCCGCTGGCTTGTCCTTCTCCCAACCTTCCGGCAGCGGATCGCTACAGGTGATCGACAAAAACGTCTTGCCGGATTTGCTTTGTCTGATCCAGCCAGCGAGGCGTTGCTCGGTGCCTTTGACGTTGATCTTGCCGGTATAGTCCGGCTGGCGGTCGGTTTCTTTGCGGTCGTTCTTGAAAAGCACGCCGCGATTTGTGTCGTCGTATTGTTCTGGCATTGGTTACTCCCGTTAAAAGCCAACATCGTCAGACATCCCGCCCGGTCCTGTGGAGGAAAGAGCAGGACCGGACGGGGTAGCGCCAGAAGCAAGGGAGGGACCCCTGTCGCTACTGGCTAGATTACCATCATCGTCATCGGCGTTTAAGCCAAACATAGTCATAAGCTGGACGCGACGGTAATAGGTGACGCACGCGATTAGTGATTGCGGCGTTTGTTTTTCGGGATGCAGGATCATCGCGCTACTGAAACATTCTCCTGTTTCGAGGTGCGTGACGGTGGTGAATAATTGCCCGTCGTGCAAGTGTTGCTCGAAACCGAGGCCATAATCGCCCACGGTTGACAGCGCAGACAGCACGTCGCCGAGGGTGGTATATTCTGATTTGAACATCGGGTTTTTGCCCGATTTGCCGACCGTCGTCGCGGCGCGGAATGCTCCCAACGCATCAAATAGCGTCTTGTGTTTCACTGTTGCCATAATGCTCTCGCCTTCGATAGATATTCGTCTTTGATTTTCCACTGGTACATATGCCGCCAATCTGGATCAGTGATTGATGCAAGCACTTTTGCATCGGTGCTGATGTTCAATAGGTTTTGACGCAGCAAGGCGCGTTGCCGCATATCTTCCAGAGCCTCCGCGAGGCCGGATGGTTTCAGCGCGTCACAGGTTGTCTGATCGAAGATCACCGCGTCGTGCTCCGCCGCATACGCAAGCAGGCATTCGCCGCCGGTCGCAGCTTTATATATCGCTAATTGGCAGACATGCGGCCATTCCGGGTTTTTTGGCAGGCTTGCTTTTGACCAACCTTGTGATCCGTCTTTCAACAGCTTTGTTTTTCGAGGGCCTTTGGTCTTGATCTCGGCATTCCTGATCCCGCCAAAGCTGGTGCGCTGACACATATCTATGAAGCCCACTATTGGCACGGCGATACCCGGCAGATTGAGGGTGATATATTGCTCTGGCTTACTGCCGGCAAAGCCCGCAGCGGTCAGCACGCGCGTGCCTTGTTCGATTGTGCCGGGGATTGCTTCGCGCAATCTGTCG